AATACTTGCGTGGGACACGTTAAACAAATACTAGGAATCAATAACCCGTTGATTCTGACACCTTATCAACTCTATGTGAGGTTATTACATGAAAAAGCCTAAAGCTCCAAAGAAGACAGCGCAGGAAGTCGCTGTAGAACGTCGTCAAACTATCATGCTAGATAAAGAGATCGAGGAGCAAGAAGATCGCTTTCGCGCTCTGGCTCGCGGTAAGCGTGGAACCGTTAGCCTATTAGGTGGCGCACCTCGAAGCCGTGAAGAAGCGGCAGGCCGTGGTCGTGCTGCTGGGCTTGGTGGCTCTGCTGGTCGGTCACTTGTTGGCGGTATGATGGGCGGCATGGGTGGCGGTACAGTAAGAACGGCTGGCGGTTATGGTGGCATGGGTAGCACTCTCCGAGGTCTCAACAGTGGCGCTAATACTTCTCGATCAGGTATGCCAGGCAGTCAACAGCGCTAGGAGGCTGATATGCAATTACCTTCTCACTTAGGCTCGCTCAATGACATGGTGACGCGAGAGGCAAAGGCTTTCGATTCGGAGGCTATGTGGCACACTCAATTGTCAGATGTTTACGAGTATTTCCTGCCACAAAGAAACCTATTCGACCGAGAGGATAAAGGTCAGAAAAAGATGGATCGCATATTCGATTCCACTTCTCTGACTGCTATCCAGCAGGGCGCAAGCAAGTTACAGGAAAGCATTGCACCTATCTGGGCGCGTTGGGCTACATTCCAGCCTAGTGAGCAGGTATTAAGGGCTTTAGAATCTGGTGACTTTGGCGTGTCAGAGCAGGATATCAGAGAGAACCTAGAGACTCAGGCCAGTATTGTCTTTGACTATATCAACCGATCAAACTTCGGCACTCAGTTTTATGAGGCCGCCCTTGATTTATTGGTGGGTACTGCGACTTTACGGATAGATGAAACTGACGACGATACAATGCCGTTTGTGTTTCATGCCATCCCACAGAAGGGAATCGCGTTTGAAGAAGGGCCATACGGCACGATAGAGACTCACTGGCGACGAATGAAGGTTAAGGCGCGTCTATTGGAAAGAATGTGGCGAGGCTTTGAGCCATCATCGACAACTCGGAACATTATCGAGAACCAGCCAGACCAAGAGGTTGAGATATCAGAAGGCGTTGTTTACTGCCCTAAGACTAAGAAGTATTACGGCATGGTATGGGTAAAGAAAGAGGCACAGATATCATGGTTCGAGGACTTCGGAGATACTTCGCCTTGGGTTACTGGTCGATACACCAAGGTAGCAGGCGAGGTTCGAGGTCGTGGCCCTGCTATGCAGACCTTACCCGATGTTCGATCGCTGAATAAAGCGAAGGAGTTTGTACTCCAGAAGGCGGCTATTGACCTGGCGGGTATGTACACCGCTACTGATGACGGTGTGACCAACCCATATAACCTAACAATTGCCCCAGGTATCGTTATCCCTGTAGGTTCTAACAACACAAGCAATCCGTCTATACAACGTTTAGACACTTCGAGCAATTTACAGCTAGCGCAGTTCGAGATTAGCGAGCTACAAAACGCGATCAAGGTGGCGTTGTTCAATGATCTGCGTGACCCTACTGGCCCTGTACGATCTGCCACTGAAATAGCCATTGAGTCGAGAGAGTTAGCCAAGCGTATCGGTTCAGCATTCGGTCGATTACAGACTGAAGTCCTAATGCCAGTTCTGAAGCGTTGCGTTGCTATTCTAACGCGTCGAGGATTGATTACACCTATCCAATTAGATGGCGTAGATGTAGACGTGAAGTTCACTTCTCCACTGGCTAGGGCGCAGGATGCCGAGGACTTACTTGCAGTACAGCAGGCGGTGCAGTTTGTACTCCAGACAGCAGGTCCAGAGCAGGTAATGATGGCGTTTAAGACTGAAAACTTTGGTACATGGGCGGCTGAAAAGACGGGTATGTCTAGTGAGTTGGTACGATCTGACTCTGAGAAACAGCAGATCATCCAAGCAGGCGCGGAAGCTGCACAGATGCAACAACAACCACAATTACGGGCGGTTGAATGAGTTGGGAAAATTTAGAGATAGACCAAGAAAAAGCAAATAAGAGCAAAGCCCAGATCAGAGAAAAACAAGTCGAGTTAGCCAAGGCTTATCATCGCTGTTTTTCTACTGATGACGGGTTTAAAGTTATTGAGGATTTAAGTCGCAGGTTCTTAATCGACAACAATACCCCACTGAGTTCGCAGAATATCAACTATGAAGCGGCCTATCACAATGGTGAGGGTGGTGTAGTTAAGTTTATCCTGCATTTAGTAAGGCAAGCGGAGGAGTTATGACCGAGACTAAGAGAAAGCCGAGGGCTGTTCAGCCTAAATACACTTTGATCTGCGATGAGAAAGATTGGTTGATATCGTCAAAGTTCAAGTTTGAATGGCTAGATAAGATTGCAGAGCAGTACAAGTTCGATAAGTTCCAATATATCCACAAGTTTCGTGCGTTTCGCTGTTATCAAGGCGATAAGCATTTAGATTGGATCGACGTTAACGATTTGGCTTTATTGAATGGTGAGCGTCGAATCATGGAAATCCTGTTGAAACACCAGCAGGTCAGTCCGAAAAGGGCTGTTATTCAATATCCTTGGAGATAGAGTTATGGAAGATCAGGCCGTCATAGACGATACCCTGCAAGGCGGGGAGTCTTTGTTAGATGAATCAAGCCCTACGTTGTCAGAGGGTGAATACTTTTTAACTGAAGGCATTAAAGGCTCAGGGGAAACCCCAGAGTGGTTTAAGGCTGACAAATATAAATCAATAGCAGACCAAGCCAAGGCGTATACAGAGCTAGAGAAGCGCTTTGGTGGCTTTAAAGGTGCGCCTAAAGAGGGTTACTCTATACCCGAGGGCGTAGAGGATGGCGACGAGCTACTCTCTGAGCTAAAGACGTTTGCTGAAGAAACCAATATGTCACAAGACGCATTTAATCGTGCGTGGGATTTGTTGGTTGCACAGTCACAAGCGGTCGAGGAAGTTTCTGTAGAAACCGAACTGGCTAAACTTGGCGACAATGGACAGCAGCGCATTAAGACTGTTGAGCAGTTCATGAAGAATAACCTAGACCCAGAGACCTATGAGCGCGTTCGGTACGGTGTAAACAGCGCTGAGGCGGTTGAATTGGTTGAGGCTCTGATTGGCGCTACTGCTCCCGCTAAACTGCCGATTGATGGCGTAGTTGAGCCAGGCGGTATCACATGGGAAGCAATCGAGGCTGAAATGTACAAGAAAGACCAGAACGGAAATCTACTTCGTTCGGTTGATCGGAACCATGAAGCTAAGATTCAACGCATGATGAAAGAGTTTGGTGGAGATCGTCCTTATACACAAACGTTTGGTTAATTTGATTTCTTATAACCAAGTGTTATTATAGTGTAGTCGGATACCCCTTTGAGGCCTGGCAGATTATTAAGGTTGTAGACTGACCGAATCTGTCGGGCACTCAGTCGAAAGCCTACAAAACTTTTATTAATTACTCGTTTTGAGGGTTATCACATGAGTAAAAATTTATCAGCTGTAGCGGTAATTGAGTTTGACAGTATGGTCAAGCATGCCTATCAGGGCATGGGCCTACTGAAAGGCGCAGTAACCGTCCGTAATAACGTTGTAGGCGATACCTACAAATTCCGCCGTATGGGCAAAGGTCTTGCTAACCAGAAGTCAACTTCTGACTTAGTGACCCCAATGGACGTAGGGCACGAGTTCAAGACTGCTACTCTTAGCAACTGGAACGCGCCCGAGTACACTGACATCTTTGACGCTGCTGAAGTCAACTTTGACGAGAAGCAGGAGCTTGCAAGCACTATCGCAGGCGCTCTTGGTCGTCGTTCTGACCAACTCGTTATTGATGCAATGGACGCTTCTACCCCATTAACTACTGCTATTCCAGAGGGCGGCACTAACCTCACTATGGCTAAAGTTATTGAGGCTCAAGTAGCACTCCGTGACCAAGGTGTACCTAACACTGAACTGTTTGCGGCTATTGACGCGAATGGTTTGGGTGGCTTGTTGAACGACGAGAAGGCAACTTCTGCTGACTATCAGGCAATCAAAGCTCTTGTTTCTGGAGAGATCAACACTCTGTGTGGATTTAACTTCATTGTCATTGAGACACGAAACGAAGGCGGTTTGACTGTAGCTGCAGACATTGTTGACTCTTGGTTCTTCCAGCGTCCCGCTGTTGGCCTTGCTATCGGCATTGACATGAAAACCGAAATTAACTGGATTCCCGAGCGAACCGCATGGCTTACCAATGGTATGCTGAAGGCTGGCTCTGTCGTACGCGACGAGGGTGGTTTGGTTAAAGTTCAATATGATCGCACAGCGTAAAGGAGACTAAATCATGGCATTTTCAAGAGACGGTCTTTCACGCATTGGTGGTTCTGGTGATGCAAACGCTGTATGGGTTTACTCATCTACTGAAGCACCTGCAACTGTTGCTGGTTCTGGCTTCTTCAACAACGCAAGCGCCGAGCTTACCGTTGGTGACGTAGTTCTGATTGTTGATACTGACGCACCTGCTGTCACTGTATCCTTCGTTATTTCTAATAGCGCTGGTGTAGTTGACTTGGCTTCTGGTACGGCTGTAGGCAACGTATAAGCACAATCGGGGGCTTCGGCCCCCATCTATTCTAAAGGTGAGTTATGGCTTCTAAGATAGACCTAATTAGTAATGCTCTCATTCTAATTGGAGACACTCCTATTAACTCCCTTACTGGTGGCACTCGCGCGCAACAAGTGGCATCGAACCTGTACGACAATATCGTGCAGAATGAATTGACTAAACATCGTTGGGGCTTTGCCAAGAAAAAGGCGCAGTTATCCCTAACAACTGAAACCCCAGTGGACGATGAGTGGCGCAGCATATATCAATTACCTACTGATATGCTTTTTCTTATCAAGCTGTACCCCAATACAAGTTATCAACTGTACGGTGACAAGGTTTACACGGACACTTCAAGTGCTTTGTACGCTGATTACATATACAACGCACCAGAGTCTGAATGGCCTGTATACTTCTCTAAGATGATTGAGTATGCCCTAGCTAGGGACTTTGCCGCATCTATCCGAGACAGCGATTCAGCGCGTCAGACAATGACTAACGAGTACATTAATCAGTCACGCATGGCTCGATACACTGACTCACAACAATATCCACAGGTTCCGATTACGTCTAACCCGTTCACTAATGTGAGGTTCTGATGTTTGATAACGAGAGCTTTTCCCACG